GTCACTGCCGCGCCCGCTGCGCAAGGGCCTGATGACGGCGCTGGAATCCGTCGTCGAAGCGGTGCCCGCGAAGGTCGGCGACGTCCTCCGGCGCCGGGAGCGGTGGAAGCGCCTCGGCGAGCGGCTGCACCCGCACGAGTACCCGGAGTTCCCGGAGGCGCAGCGCGTGTTCGCCGTTGCCCGCGGGGAGACCGACATCCTCAGCCGGGCCGGCCAGTTCGAGCAGCTGATGGCTGCGGGAAAGCCGGGACTCGCGGCTACGCGGCTGGCTCCGGGCGAGCTGTGGCGCCAGGCCGACCGGCTGCTGCGCGCTCCGCAGGACCCGGCCAAGCCGTCGGCCGTGCTCGCCTCGCTGGTGGGCGCGATGCCGCACGTGTCCGCGCGCGTCCTGCTGTCCATGCGCCAGCACCTGGCGAACCGTGCTGTCCAGGGCGGCCCGCGGGTGTTCGTGAACAGGCGCGGACGTTCCTGGACGGTTGCGGACACCCGTGCGCCGCTGAGCGAGGCCGCGGTGCACATGCTCGGCGAGTTCATCGATGCCGAGATGCGCGAGCGGCTGCCGAAGGGCCGGGCGTACCTGGTTGACGCTGCGGTGCTCGGCGCTGCCCTGCCGCTGTCGGGCAAGAACACGTCCGAAGGCCTGGGCGTGTGGCCGCGCGGCTCGGTATCTAAGCTGGACGCGGCCGAGTGGCTGCGGTTCTTCTTCTACTGGCACCAGGCGTCCCGCAGGACTGACTACGACCTGAGCGTGCAGTTCCTGGACAGCCAGTTCCGCATGACTGACCAGATCAGCTACACCAACCTGCGCGCCGGCGGCCTGGGAGAGCACTCGGGCGACATCACCAGCGCCCCGGACGGCGCCACTGAGTTCATCAACATCAGGCTCGGCGGCGTGCCGCAGGGTTCGGTGGTGGTCCCGCAGCTGTACCTGTTCAACGGAGAAGGCGAGAAGTTCTCGGAACTGCAGGAGCACTTCTTCGGCTTCATGACCCGCGACGCGGAGCAGCAGGGCCGCCCGTTCGAGCCGCGCTTGGTGCGGATGCGCTCGGTGCTGCCCGGCGACCACCGCGTCTCGATGCCGGTGGCGTTCTTCCGCGGCGAGGACGGCGCCTGGTACGCCAAGTGGCTGCACCTCGGCTCGGTGTCCACCGACACCTGGGGCAACTTCGCCCGGGTGGAGGAGAACAAGGTCACCACCGGCCTGCTTGCGCGGTCGTTCATGAGCTACCAGTACCTTCGGGTGCGGTACCTGTACGAGCTGTTGCGCGCAGAGAACACGGTCATCACCTACAAGGAGGGCTGGCAGTCGCTGGTCCGCGAGGGCGACCAGGTGACCTTCATCGGCACCGACCGCCCGGACGGGCTGCCGGAGGGTGCGGAGGTCATTACGCTCGACAACTTGGCGGCCCTGATTCCGGCGTAATATAGACCGTGCGAGGCCATGGACTGGCTTCCTTCAAAACAGCAACTGCTGGCCGGGGGTTCGATTCCCTCCCGGAGCCTGGCTCCGGTAGCTCAGTGGCAGAGCAGCAGTCTTAGAAATAGCCAGTCCGCTTTCCTCGCCCCTAGCACAACTGAACGAGCGGCCATCGGCGGGCTTCCTTCTACCCAGGTTCGACTCCTGGGGCTCCTTACAGGGAACCCTGATAGCCCTCCGGCTCTCCGCTCGCACAACATAACGAGGCCCTGCGGCCATCGGGATGCTTCCTTCCAGCCTTGATCTAGCTTCCCGGCTTCCCGCAGGGCTTTGTCATGCCCGGTAACAGTTCTGTTTTTCGCGTCATCCCGGCGGCACTGCCCGGTCTAGGGTGAGGTGCCTCGCGATAGTAGAGGCACCAGCCCGCGGCAGCGCGGAACCTAAAACCAGGAAGAGCGAGGTCTGTCTATGAGGATTCGCAGGTTGGTCGTTTCTGTCGCCAGCGTGGCGGCGGTAGCGATCGGCGCCGGCGCTTTCGCCGCCGCCAACGCTGGCGTCAGCTCGCATGTCGAGTGGACGCAGAAGGGCGCCGGCGCGGTGGCCGGGGTCTTCGCCCACGCGCCGAACTCGGGCGTGGACTTCACTGACCTCACCACCTACATCGGCAACGATGGCGGCTCCAACCAGGAGCAGCTCCAGGCTGCCACCTCCTTCGGCATCGGCGGCAATGTTGCCGGCGGCACGGTGACCGGAGTAGTGAACGGCCTCGGCGGCGCCCTGTGCGACCAGGACAGCACTTTCGCTGCGCAGCTCGGCCAGGTGTACGTAGGCGGGGACCTGGTTGACATCGTGTGGGCGACCGGCTACATGGGCTCGCCGCTGAACAACGGGGACCCGTGCCAGAACGGCCTTGCCTCCAGCTCCGCGACGATCCTGATGGCCAACGTTCCGGTCAACTCGACGGTGCAGGTGCAGGTTCTGTACGACGCGACGCACGCTTACACGTTCCGCGGGCGGCATCACTCGGCAGGCACCATCACTTTCAGCGGAACTGACCTGTCAGACACGCCGGGCACCACGGTGCAGGACTTCACCAGGGCCCCGCGCGGGACTGAGTTCACCGAAGCGGACATGGGCGCGGTGGCCGACACCACGCTCGTCAGCCCGCTGGCCGGAACGGTCCCGTTCCCGGATGTCAAGGGCTCGCCGGTCCTGCTGGGAACTTTCGCTCACCTGCAGCTGAACGGCAACTTCGCTGACGGCTCGGGTGAGGCGCACGGCAGCGGGTGGAACAACCCCAACTGGACCACGTTCGACGTGGCCGCCACCAAGAACGGCGGGCCGCCGAGTGCGGGCAACCCGGTCTACCTCGGTCCTGGCGTGGTCAAGAGCGACCACGACCGGATCTACGCGGGCCAGCCGGTCGGCTAGCTCGCTGCTCAGGTCCCTGTAAGGACGAGGCGCCCCGGAATCGCATACCTGGCGGTTCCGGGGCGCTTTGCTTTGTCCGATCACAGGTGCATGTTCCTTCAGCAGATGTGGCACCAGTTCCTGGGCGAGCAGGGCAATGAGCCGGGAGCACACCAGGGCAAGGTCACCATCACGCTGCTGACCCCGGTCGGCGGCATCGGCGAGCTGACCGTGCCGAGCCTGGAGGTGGCCGTCGCCGCGGAGGCCGGCTCGTTCATCGGGCTGCTGGTGACGCTGCCTACGGAAGCCGGGCCGCGGCGGCTGTTTATCAACGGGTCTAACGTGGCCGGCATCATCGACACGGCAGTTGAGGATGATGCCCCGTCCGCGCCGGCGAAGCGCGCTGCCTCGCGCAGTAAGGCCGCTACTTCCTAGTTCTCTTGTTTCCGGTTATCGGTTATCATTGACTGGTGACAAGAAATTCAGAACCAGGCAGCTTTCGTAACCTGATCGGCCTGAAGGTCAGCGATGACATGTTCGAGGCCATTGAGCTAGCTCGCGGCGTGCAGTCCGTCCCCGACTTTCTCCGTGCCCTGATTAGCACGGCGCTGCAACAGCACGCGGTGATCAGTGTCAACTGGGAGCAGCGTGCCCGTAAGGCGGAGCAGCGCTTGGAGCGCGTGCGTGAAGCCCTGGACTGAGGCGGAGCTGGCTCTGCTGCGGGATACGTCGCTGTCTCTTGCGGAGGTGGCCGCGCAGACCGGGCGTTCTCTGGCAACGTGCCGTACCAAGGCCTCCTGGCTGGGGATTAAACGTCGTCGTGGAGCGTGGCTGCCCTGGGAACTGACTTTGCTGGAAGACGTGTCCATCCCGCTAACGGAGGTAGCCAGGCGGACGGGCCGCAAGCTAGGCACGGTGTACGCAGAGGCTTCGCTGCGGAAGATCGGCGGCCGTGTTCAGGGCAAGCCCCGGCGGCCCGGAGCCGTGCAGAAGGGCAAGACTTATGGTCCTCGTCTTCCGCAGCAGAACATCACTCCCGAGGTGTTGCGTCTGTTGCGGGAGACCCGCCTGTCTTACATCGAGATATCCGACCTTACTGGGCTGGACAGAGAGTCCATCCGGACTGCTGCGAGTCGGCATGGGCTGGCGAATCGCGGTCAGCCCACTGGCAAGGACGCGCATCGCTGGCTAGGCGGCCGGAAGCTGAATGACCCAACCTGGCGCGGGTCCGACTGGGAAGAGTTCCGCCTGGCTGTGCTGGAGCGTGACGGCTGCACCTGTCAGGACTGCGGATTTACTGACTTTGCAGGTACGAAGCTGCATGTGCATCACATAATCCCGTGGCACCTCCGGCCGGTGAACGATCTTAACTGGCTGGTCACTCTGTGCAGGCGCTGTCATGGTAAGCGCCCCGAACACGAGTGGGCCGAGGTTCCTTCGGACGTGCTGCTACTTGTTCACCGATCAGAGAGGGGTGAACTGCTGGCCTGAGGGTGCCGCCCTCCCTTCACAGGAAGGGGGTGATGCCCTATGACCACCCCTGGATCTGGACAAGGTTCGTACACAACGAGCGTCCAACCTCCCGGTGGCATGTTAGCTGGGAGTGACTTCGCAGGGGTACGGTTTACCCTGGTCAAGAGGGCTATGTCCTGGCGCCCGAGCAGGACCTGATCCGCCCGCCCGACGAGGCGCTCAACTTCGCCGTCGGCGTCCCGTACTACCTGCCGTTCGCGACGCCGTACCGGGACAGCTGGGAAGTCTTCCGTGACGACCCCATCTCGATCCGGCAGCTCATCACCATGCGCCGTCGCGACGGGCAGGCGCGGGCACTGTACCGGCTGCTGACCAAGCCGCTGCTGAGCGCGATGAAGAACGCCGACGTGGTGCCGGCCGACGGCATCGAAGGTGGGGTTGACGAGGCGCAGTTCTGCAAGGACCTGCTGTTCGCGCCGCGCGCGCAGGGCGGCATGGCCCAGAGTTTCGACCGTTTCGTCAAGCAGATGCTGCTCGCGCTGTTCAATGGCTTCTCTGCCTGGGAGATGGTCTACTGGCAGCCGAAGACCGGGCCGCACAAGGGCAAGTGGACGCTGCGCGAGCTGTCGTGGCGGCCGAGTGAGACCCTGACGTTCCTGCTCGACGGCCAGGGCCAGTTCAACGGCTTCCGCCAGCGCACGTTCTTCCAGGGCCGCACGATCGACGTCAAGATCGACAAGGCGACGGCGATCTACTACGCGCACGAGGAGGCCGAGCGGCCGTTCTACGGCGTGTCGATGTTCGAGAGCGCCTTCTACCACTACGACAAGAAGGAAAAGCTCTACTACATCGCGCACCTGGCCGCGCAGCGCGCCGCGGTCGGCCTGCGGGTGGGCACGATGACCCCCAATGCGCCCGCCGCGGACAAGGCGGCTTTCACCGCGGCGCTGGCCCAGCTGGGCCTCGCGCAGTACATCGTGCTCCCTACCGCCGACTGGACGGTGGAGACGCTCAACGAGTCCGCCAGCCGGTTCGACTACCTGGGCCTCATCAACCACCACAACAGCCAGATGTCCAAGTCCGTGCTCGCGCAGTGGTTCGACAACGAGCAGGGCGGCGGCCAGGGCGACTCCACGCTTGTCGACTTCGGCAAGCAGGATGACGTGACGTTCTTCCTGATGCTGGAAGGCATCCTGGAGGAGATGGCCCAGGTCATCAACGAGTACATCTTCCCGCGGTTCGTGGACTGGAATTTCGGCAGCGGCAAGTACCCGCAGTTCAAGTGGGGTCCGCTCACTGAAGAGGCCAAGGCCGCCATCCAGGACACCTTTGACAAGATCGCCACCGCGGGCCCGCAGGCGAACGTCACCCCCGAGTTTGCGCTCGCGCTGGAGCAGCGGATGGCCGGCGACTTCGGGTTCAAGATCGACTACGACAAGATCCAGCGGCAGCGCGAGCAGCAGCAGCGGCTCATGCAGCAGCAGATGGCAGCCGCCGCGGCGCAGCCCCAGCAGCAGCCGCTTGTCCAGGGCGCGGGCCAGGGAGCGGGACAGCAGCCTCCTCCCGTGCCGTTCCCGCCCCGGGGTTTCATGCCGCCCCAGCAGTTCGGCGGCGCGGGCACCTCCGCCGCACCCGGAGGGCCCGGCCTCGGCGGCGGGCGGGGCGCCGGCTCTCCGTCACTGCAGGGGAGAGGCCCGTGAGCGCGCACGACGCGATGATGGCCCTGGCGCGCGACCTGGTGCAGGAGATCGCCGCCGGGCAGATGCTGGAGCTGGCCGCTGAGATGGCTACTCAGCCGTTCGCGCCGGCCAAGCCCCCGCAGCAGGCGGCGATGGCGCGCACTCCGATCCCCCGCGGCCCTGCGGCCGTGCACCCGGGGCTCGGGCAGCACCTGGCCCGGCTGCCCGGCGACACCATCTCCGGCCACGCCTACGCGCACCTGGGCATGGTCGCGCCGGGCATGTAGGCCGATTGCCG